CTTTGGCAAATGGATTCTTTTCGCCAGATGCTAATGTCTCTGTTTGAACTTTAGTTGTTGTTGCCCCTCCTCCCTGTGGTCTTGGATTCTTTTGTACCCAAGCTGGCATTTTAGACATCGCCCACTCTTTTACAGGTGTTCTGTTATAGCCATCTACTACAACAACTGTTCCATCTGCCTCCCTAGCTAATTGGTCTTTGTCAATACGAGACAAAACATATTGCGGGTCGTGAACAACATCAGCAAGTGCTGTTACTGCGGGAGCTTCCACTTCTAGCTGTCTCTGTCTAGCTTCTAATTCTTGTATCTTTTTGTTCTTAGCCTCTTCAGCTTCTCGATATTGTTGTGCTTGTTTTGCGATAGCTTCGTCATATCTGCCTTTTGCCTCTAGCTCTTCTTTTTCTTTTTGCTGTTTAAAAGCAATAAGTGCATCTACATCAACATCTGGCGGTACAGCTTTTGCTGCTTCCTTTGCTTTTTTGTAATCGTCTAAAATTTCTCTGTTACTTTTTCTGAGTGCTTCAACTTCTGCCATTAACGCTGCTGTATCTACAGGTGGATTTGGTTTAATTGGTTCGTCAGCCATAAATAAAAAATTTACAATTATTCACAATACTAGCTCCACTTCGTGCGATCTGCCCAAAAAGCTGCTGACATTTTACCTTTGGCAATATTTTTAGCGTGTCTAGCCTTAAAACTTTTACGTTTTGCCTTATCTGCCATACTTTCGCCCTTTCTTGGTGGTTTCGTATCTGCCCCTTGCGCTCCAAACCTAATTAATTTAATCTTATCCCCTTCTTTGGCTAATACAACATGAGACTTTGTAGGGTGTGATGGTGTTCTCTTAGGCTTGTTATAACCAGATAGTCCAAACCTTTTTAGTCTAGGGTCACTCATTTGCCTTTTTTCCTCATTGCCAATCTATGAGCCTCTGTAAATGACATTCCTTCTCGCATCTTGCGCTTCATAAAATCCATGTGCGCCTTGGTATGACCATGCGCTTTTTGATGTTTCGCTAAGGTATTTTTTTGTCTTGTAGTTAATTTCATCTTTTTTTGTTGTATTTTGTGTAAATTGCAGAATCTACAGTTCTAGCTTTGCCTCCTCTCATATAACTATTGACTCTAGCCATCGCCCATACTGGCATAGGTACGTTTCTTGAACCGCTAGACAAGAAAGCGCCTTGACCTTTCCTGTAAACCTGTGCAAGTTCTCCATAGAAAAATTTAGACTTTTCAGCCTTTTTCTTTAAGCTACTTTTTACCTTTTCGCTTAGTGGTTTTCTTCTTTTTGCTTGAGGAGACATTTTGATTAGTGCGTGATTTATTTACAGCCTTAATATCAATATACAACCCTTTTCTGTAAGCTTCGGCAGTTCTCTTAATCTCAGCAGCTTTTGCTGATTTGTTTTTAGAACCAGAAAGGTACTTTTTAGGTAGTCCTGTCTTTTTGTCCTTTGGAACTCGCCTTAGTTTCTTAGTCACTTTTTAGATTTCTTTTTTGCAGTTGGCTTAGTTTCTTTGGGCTTTTTTGTTTCCTCTTCACCCTGCACTTTAAAAATATATCCCATTACTTTTTACCACCCTTTTTTACTTTCTTCTTTTTACCCTTTGGTTTCATTGATCCGTAGTGTGAAGGCATAATAATAACAGTAGCTGTAACTATATTACTTCCTTTTACGTTTTTTAGCAGTTGTTAATGCAATGGCTTGAGCCTGCTTAAGTGTTTTACCTTCTCTCATAAGCTTCCGTATGTTAGCTGAGATAATTTTTTGTGATTTACCTTTTCTTAATGGCATAGCTATCCAAAGTATTTGTTAAGTATGTCAAAGTCCTCGTCATCAATGGCAGTTACATACAAACCTTCAACTATTTGTTCAAACTTTTTTCTATTAGCCCCTCTAGTTTTTTGCAGTGCATCGTAAATACGTTTCACCACTGATCTGTTTTTTGGAAATTTTCTTGATAGTTCTAGAGCTTCAAATGGTGTCATAAGTTTTTCATGGCCTCCTCAAATGTTTCATCTACCCATTTATACAAACGTGGTGCATTCTTTTGCAACCCTTCTGGATTAAAAATATACTGTGTGAAAGATTCTGCAAATTGTTCTGCTGAATCTTTACGACTATATTGCGTTGGATAACTCATGCCTTTTAAATTCATAAAGCGCCTACCTAGCTTTGGCATACCTGCTTGGAAGTGTACTTGGTGTCCCATTTCATGAACAAAAGTAGAGAACCAATCTATACTTGCGTCCATCGGATCTGAGTTAGACCATATTTCATCTTCTAGTCCCAGTTTTCTCGCCTGTAATCGTCTTTCATATGCAGAACCTTTGATTCCACTTAGTTTGGCATTGTTATTTAATGTGTCTGCAGCACTTTTTTTGATTCTTTTAGCAGATGCTTTACTAATTTTTTTTGCTCCGTCTCTTAATCTGGTATGAACCATTCCAGAGTTCATAATGGTATAGCCATTTGTACTGCCAGTAGCGTTGCCAAATAAACTATTAACTACCTTTCTTTGAAAATCTATATCAAGCATTGCACCTTTTTTTGACAAAATAATATTTCTTTCAAATAATCTTTCGTGGCTGCCTACTTTTAAATTACCGCGACCATTCCACCTTACTTTCCAATCTTTAACCTCTTGAAGCAGATCGTCATTAGGAATCTTATCAATAGCTCTAAATCTCTTAATAACAGTTTCATTCGATTTCGCGAAAGCTTCTAAATTTTTACCTGTCAAAAATCTTTGCCTTAACTTAGTAATATCGGCAGTTTTTTCATATTTCATATTAAATTGATTTACAATATTGCCTTTTTTCATAAATGCTCGCATCTTCTTAATATGTTTTTCAGTTAAGCCGCCTAGAGTTTCCATTCCGTCTAAGCTATCCTCTGTAAACTCCTGAATATCTCCAAATCTGTTCTTAGTAAGCCATGTATCAACACCTTCAGTAGACATAGTTGGTGATGTCTTAATCTTGGGCGCTTTAGCAACTGGTGCTTTTACCTTCTTAGCCACTACAGGCTTGGCATATATTTTTTCTAACTTATCTAGTGGTAGTTCTGTACCATCATTCCTTATCATTTTTCTTATTGCCGCGTGTCCAGAGCCTTCTTTTTTTGCTAATTTCTTAAAAATATCTACTTTTTGTTCTGTGCCTAAAGTCTTTACCTGTAGTTTTTTATCTTGTTGCAGTAACCAATCACCATATTGTGTGCCTTGTGGGACTCTTCCAGTAGCACTAGGCCTGCTAACTACCTTTCCTACTGGTGGTTCTGTTAAATCTTCAAAACCTTTGCGCTTACTTAACCCTTCGTAGTCAACAACTGGAACTGTGGTAGACCTACAGTTGAAATGCTGTGGTGGCGTTGGTCCCTTATTATACTGAAACTTTCTGCCATCAAGCCTTTTACATACGTTGCTAGTCTTGCTATCTAGTGTTGCAACATATTCATATCTTGGTGCTACTTTGCTATTTGCCGCATAAACAGATTGAGAAGCCTGATTCTGTACCTGATTAACAGAGGTTCTAACTACTGTTTTTATTTGATGGCTTGCTAATTTTATAGCCTGACCACCCGCTGCAATTTTTTGTCTTGTAGTGGCTACCTTGTCAAACTCTAATGTACCTGCCAAACTCTTAGCAATCTTGTTAACTGATTCTCCACTAAAGACACCAGCTGTAATCGTTCTGTCTAGTAATGCCTGATTCCTTACAGCTATACCTCTAAAAGCTTTTTGAACTGTCTCGCCATTAGGCAAAGTCATCATTGCACCCTGCCTTGCTGTTAGCTCAAACTTACCCGACCCAAACTTAATAAAATCATCTTCAGTAAATTGTTTGCTTGTAAATATATTTACTTTTGTAGGGTCTGTTTTAACAAAGGAAGTTGCATACCTTTGGTTTACTGCAACTGAGTTTATTGGAATATTGCCAGACTTCACTGCTTTTTGTAGTTCACCCTCTATAAAACCTGTCTGTATCTTTGCTAATCCTTCCATTTCTTTTATCATTTGCTTCGTTGCGTCTTTATTCCATCTGTCCATACTTGCTTTTGATTGTGCAAGTATTGCTCTTAATCTTTTTCTTGTTTGTGGTGCAACTGCTATATCTACCCCTGCTTTTCTCTGTCTTTTGTCTAGTTCGACTAGCTTCTGAGTAGTTGTATAAATAATTTGAATATAGTTTTCTACAAATTTATTAGCTACAGCGTTACTGTATCTATTAAGGTCAATAGTCTCCCTAAAGAATACCTCTGGAATACTCATTTATCATTCTTCCTCTGGTGCCTCCTCTTCTTCAACTTCAGGCTCTGGATCAGGCTCTTCAGGTGGTTCTGATTCTGTTAAGCCGCCACTTTGAGTGCCTTCAATCTCTTCCTCTACGTCAAAGTCATCTCCTAAGACCTCCCCAGCAGATAATTGATTTAATAGAGTTTCTTGTGTAATAGTTCCAGCAGTAAACAAAGTTAGTAGGCTGGTTATTTCCTGTGGCTGTAATCTTGCAGAAACAAAGTCTCTATTAACAAAGGAGCTACCCGCATTAGCTTCGTTCAAGTATTCGCTGTGAAATCTTAAACAGTTATCTATTAAGTCTTGCATCTGCTGTGCTATTACCATCATGGTCGAATCATTCTGTGATCTGTCTATTTGCTTGGCCTCTGCTGATTCTCCTACTAACTTCTGACCTAGTACAGCAGCTAGTGATAGTGTGTTTATTTGGTCTTTAATATCTGCAAGTCTTTGAAACTGGCTATCATAACTGTCTCCTGATGGGCTAATATATTCCATTCTTGCCTCTGGTGGTAGAGCTAATGCCTCACTGGGTCCAGTAGTAATCTCATCAGCATTGGGATAACCAAAGACAGCAAGCAATGGTACAGAGCTAATATGCAAAATATTATCTAAGTCTGATTGTATTTGGTAATGCTTAAGGTTTAGTTCTGCAATGTCATATAGCGGGCTGCGACTTTCGTAATAACCAACTCGGTTAGAATACGCGACTGCAAAGGGAATCTTATCTTTAAGACTCATCTCTCCCTCATCAAATAATTTATATTCATTCTTTTTGTCATCTTTCCTGTGAATTTCGTATCTGCCTCTTTCTAATACTCTAATCTGCTTTACTATTTTATCTCCGTACTTTCCGTCAGGCTCTACTACTTGTTCCATTAGTCTCAGCTGTGTTAGCTGCCTTGAGCCTTCTATTATTTCAGATCGCCAACCTAATATATCTTTCGGTGTATAAGTAACCCAATATGGCCTAGTCTTATCGCCTTCTTTAGGGGCATCTACTAAAACACCAACATGACCAAAGCTAATAGCCTGCCTTGCTGTCTGATAGAGCCACACATTGAGATCATTACCCTCTAAATCTACATCGAATAATTGCTCTCTTACTAGGTCTGATACGTCATCTAGTCTTACTGGCTTTCTTACCAGCATACCTGAAAGCATTTTCTCTATACGCTGCAAATATGGTACAACTGTTGATCTACTTAGTCTTACGTCATAACTATCGTCAGTTTCTCTAGCTTCCTGTGGTAAATATTTCCTGTGTTCGCTTCTGATCTTATATGTACCCTCTTTCAAGTCTGTAATTAAATCCCAAAATTGAGCCATTCTTTGATAGGCCGCGTTGGGGCTGGCAACTGTTGTAGCAGCTTGTGTTATGGGCTGATTGTAAATATTTAGTGAGCTATACACAGTTTTGCCTCAATAGTACCATGATCTTAATATATTCTAATGCCTGTAGGTTTGCCCGCACGTGCAAATAATGGATTGAACTCTCTCCAGACCAGATATCCCAGTGCATCATTCATGTGATCGTAACCAGCGTCTTTATCTGGTTCGCCTTTATCTGTATAACTCTGTAACTCAAGACATTCAATCATACGTCTGCAACTGGCATTGATCTGTAGACGTACTTGCCCTTTTCCGTTGCATAACAAACCCTGTACGGCAGAGACTCTATCTCTGATTGCTGGATTGCTTTTGGCCGAGAGATTAGTGAAACCATAGGATTCAAGAATCTGTATGTCTGTTTTTGCTGCATTAGTACTACGATTGCCGCCTGAAGCATCAGGGTAGACGTAAATCTTATTTGAAGGATACCTACGCTGTATTTCTTGAGCAAGTGCGTCTGTATCATGTGCTGACACAATTTCATCAATTATTAACAATTTTTCTCCTAATTTAATTCCTATTACCGCACTCATATTTCCAATATTAAAGTCTACCCCTATCCTTAATGGCTCCATCTGGATACTTGGAATAGTATCGACAATATTATCTTCTCTTACGAATCTGTCATATACCTGCCCAGTTGTGAGGTTGGTAAACTCTCCGTTGAGATAAGCTTGCAACATACTAGGGTCGTAGTTTGCTTGCATTCTTTCTATAAAATCTTCTGGTAAGTGCGGGTTGTCTTGTGTTCTCATTCTGATAAGCTTTCGGTCTGATCTTTCCTGTGCTGCCTCTGATCCAAAGGTATTCCACATCCATCTAAACCCCTCTGGTGTGCTTGCTGCGCAAAACTGCCTGACATTACCAGACCTTAACCTACCTAGAATCTTTGGAAATGCCCTATCACAAACAGATGGTGCAACTGTATCTATTTCGTCTGCCAATACGAAAGCCAAATTTAAACCGATTATGCGTGACCAGTTTTCAAAACTTCTACATAGTATCTTTGTATCTCCGTCTGGTAAATGCAATATGTACTCTGGTAAGGGACTAGCCCTGTAAGAGTAAGGTATTTCATAGTGTTCCAAGAATTGTTCAAAGTCATTTTGCCAGATGTCTCGAATCAATGAACCAGTAGGCTCCATTACTGCGCCTGTAAATCCTACGTTAAGTGCCGCTAGTTTCACACATACTGCACAAAGCGCTCTAGTTTTCCCTGCACCATAACCAGCTGATAAGCCTAGTATCTCAGTATTGCTGTTATCAAAAAACTCTCTTTGTGGTTCGTGAAGATCATTTCTAATATTTGCTAATAATTGTTTTATATCAATCGAAACTCCGCTAGTGCCTGCAATATCTAATACTGATCCTTCTCTAGTTAAGATGCTCATGTTGTGATCTGTGCAATCTTAGCCATTGAGTTAATACAGCCTAAAGCAACGTGTAATTGGTTGTTGTTTCTAGCCTCTTTTTGTAGCGTTGAAAGCTGGCTTAAAATGTCCGCGGTAAATTGCCTTCTGTCGATGTCAAAATCTTTCTTGAGAATGATACGGGCATCTTGGATATACTGCTCTGTCTGTCTTAACTTCAACCCCCACTCAGCCGCGGTATATTTTATGATTTCTGAGCGCGTTACACCACGCGCAAGAAATGCTGCAATCTTGAAAGTTCTATAATCTTTTTCTGACTGTGTAGCCTTCTTTTTTTTCACTATTTTTCTAGATTGTGAAAGGAATCAAGCGCGTACCAAACGTGAGAGTTACGATAGCCTCCCTGATGTGTTGGGATAATCGGTGTAACTCCATGCCTATTACGCCAAGCTGGATATACCAATAATGAATTATCGGTTTGGTCAAACGTGGCATTGTAATCAGGAACGTGTAAGTTACCTCCCTTACTGTTACGCCTTTTGGTAATAATCATATTTATAGCACCTTTTACATTGGCGTGGTCTTGGTGAACTGGTGCGGATATGTTGCAATTCGAGATTGTAGAACTGAAATTATTAGCGAAACGCCAGTTGTCAGGTATTCTTTGCTTTATCTTAAATAGATGATGTTCAGCAACAGTTGGAATATATTTTTTTACTATTTCAAAAGATTTGATACCTGCTGCATACATAGCTTTAACAAAAGTATTAGCAGACTTCACTGAATGTACAGATGACCTAGAGGCGTATGGCCTTCTCATGTGTGGTTTAGGTGGACATGAACCTAAGATAGTTGAATACTGCAATACTTCAGCCTTTTTATTATGTAGACCGCTTGACCTTTTCATTTCTGATTTAGGTACGCGTTTAGTATGTATTTCTCTGTCAGCTATATTCACAAGGTTCTGTAAATCGTCTGGCAAAGTTTTTATAAACAAACCCACAGGAGTACCATCTGGGTCTATTAGAATGCAATCTTCAAAAATATTAGGCTCGAAACCACCTACACTATCTCCAATCTTCAAGGGAGAAGTTACAGGTTTCAGGATTAGTTCAGGTAGTTTCATCTTTTAAAACAATAAACCATAATGCATGGCGGAAACCAGCTTTCGCCCCACATATTTATATCTCTTTCTTCATAGTGGATTGTTTTATATGGCGCTTCAACTTTATACTTCAGCTTTTGCTTTTCTATAACTTTCCATATCTTTGGCAGCATTGGGTCAATATCGAAACTCCATTCGTAGACCAGTTTGTTAAAGTCGCTTTTTGTATGAGTTAGTATTGGTATCTCAGCGCCTTCTATGTCCATCTTGCAGTTATCAGCAAGTACAGCTTGCTCATCAAAGTTCAGACAAGGTACTTTTATAGCTTTATTACTCTTCTTTTTCATTATGGTATTGCGCCATACATTACCATTTTGAGCTATGGATAGAGTTGTATCTTTTCTAAAATCATGCACTAAGGCAGCTTGTTTAACTGTTATGGCATTTTGAAAGCCATTAAGTTTTGCATTTTTTTCAATTAATTCACAATTAAAAGGGTCAGGCTCATAAGTAATTACAGATGCACCTTTAGAAGCTGCTAGTAAAGAAAAAGCACCAACGTTACCGCCACAATCTAGCCAGCTTTCATTATTAAGAACTTCCATACCTTTTTTTAAATAAGATTGGTTAGATAAAACCTCTATGAAAGTCTTAATGTCGGAGTAGCCTTCTCTGTAGAAGAACTTAACTCCGTTTAAAGAAGTTTTGGTTAACTTCATTAGCTTAATGCTTTAAGCGCATTTACTAGCTCTTGGCCTATATAGATACCTTTTTTTCTTGCTTCTGCTACTACTTCTTTTGCCTCTTCATAATCCTCTGGTCTAAATTCTATCTGTATCGCCTTCATTACATCATTAGCCAGTTCGCTGGTAGGGTCGTCAAAATCTTCTAGAGATCCGTAGTCTGGATCATCAGCAAAGGTAGGTATATCATCGCCCCAGCCTAAAACAGATAAATCAAATCCATTTTCCATTAGTGTTTCTAATTCGTGTTTCAATATGTCATCGTCCCAACTAGAGTTTAAGGCCAGTTGATTATCTGCGATTATGTAAGCTTTACGCTGATCTGGTGTTAGATGGGAAAGTGTAATAGTTGGTACTGTCTCTAGTCCTATTTTTTTGGCAGCTGCTATACGGCCATGACCACAAACAACATTACCCATGTCATCAATTAGTACAGGATTAGTGAACCCAAACTCTTGTAGTGAGATTGCTAATCTTTCTATTTGAACATCACTATGTACTCTAGGATTATTTTTATAAAGGGTTAAATCTATTATTCTTGATTGTTTAATATCCTCTGGTGAGAATATTGGTAAGTTTGGTGTTGTGGTCATAGCGAGATTGGTAACTGTCCACACTTTAGCTCTTTTTTAGACAGGTACACTTCT